CCACATCATCGGGCTATGCCTAACCGCCTCGATACTCGGGTTTATGTTAGGTGTGGTGCTGGTATGAGTAACCTAACCGGATGGCTAACCGTATTAGTCGGGAGCATTATCGGTGTAGTTCCAACTATGGTCTACCAGGTCTGGAACGGGGCAAGCCTACTTGGGCTACTGGTTGTCAGTGGTGGGGCATACATTCTAATCAGGGAGGAAGCAAATGTTTGATCTACAAATTGACGGACGTATTATCCGCGTCAAACCACAAGGCGCAGTCTGGTCGGAGAAGGATGGCTGGATTGAGTTAGAACGGGCACAGGCAAAAAGTCTGGTCGAGAAGATCCAGGAGCACCGCACCTGGGAAACCGAAACGGAGGAACACGAGGATGGCTAGAGCAAGAAGGACAGACCCCAAGACAAGTCACGATGCAGCTGAGTCTGTGAAAGATGTGACTTTGACACAATCGTTCATTCTAAAGATCCTGGCAAAAAAGCCACGAACTGACGTAGAGCTGGTCGAATTGTTTGGTAACTATAAGACATCGCCTAACGCGAGCGAGTCGGGTATCAGGTCGAGACGTGCGGAGCTAGTCCAGGCAGGATTTGTCAAGGACACTACTATCCGCAAGCAACTGCCCTCTGGTCGGTGGGCAATCGTGTGGGGCATCCCTAATGGGTGAAGTGATACCAATTCGACCAACAAAACCAGAAGGAATCGTCTTGATACAGGCACACCGCTTCCGAGCAAATAAGGCACTAAATTTTGATGCGTGGGTTCGCGCACGAGAGGATGGTGTTACAGCCACAGAGGTAGCAAATGCAGCTACACCGGCAGGGTTCAGTAACCTGGTGGAAGGCTACTCGACACCACCGGAACCATACGATAACCCCTATATGGAATTTGGTCGGAGGACGGAGGCACCGGTTGGCGAGTGGCTCAAAGAACAGTGTGGGATCTTCCCCAACGAGTGGTTGATTAGCCACGATAACCCAATCTATATGGCAACCCCTGACGGGTTATCCCTTGACCACCAAGTGATATCCGAGATCAAGACTACGGGGAAAGATTGGGATCCTGAGAAGATCCCCATTAGGTACCGTAGGCAGGTGCAGTGGCAACTGTATGTCACAGGTGCTGGGTATTGTGTATTTAGCTGGATGCTCAGGGTCGAGACAAGGACAGGCGAGTTTCAGCCAGGATGGATTGAACCAAAGATGGTGAAGATCCACCGAGACAAATATATGATCGAGGATCTAAAAGATGTAGCCAACCGGCTATGGGAAATCAAGGGCGAAGTCCTTGGGAAGAATGGAGAAAAGTAATGCCACAGTTCAAAATCGAAGAATATGACACAGTGGAAACTAGGTTGGCTAGGTTCCACGATGAGCATCCTGACGGGCGAGTAATTACTTACGAGCTTACCGGACCGGAAGATAGGGCAAAGGGTTACTGGGTTGTTCGGGCACAGATATTCGAGAACCACGAGGACCAACACGCTAACTGTCCTAAAGCTACTGGGATGGCTTTTGAGATTGAGGGCGGGGCAGGTGCTAACAAGACAGCTGCCCTCGAAAATGCGGAGACATCTGCGATTGGTCGCGCTCTTGCGAATATGGGTTACTCGGGGCGTAAGCGACCTACACAGACGGAAATGCGCAAGGTAGATCGTGCTGACAACCCTATCCCTGCCGAGTTTATTGAGTCCGTGGCTACCGCTAAGGATCGGGCAGAACTCGATAAGCTATACGCGACAGCTGTTGAAAATGGTTGGGCGGAAGATGTGGTGAAGATCTTTCAGGCTCGGAACAAAGCAATCGGAGGTAAGTGATGAATCAGGAACAAATTGAGTTGCCTCAAAAAGGCGGGATTGTTCTAATCGTGGAACTTGAGCTTGATATTTATGTTTGGCTTCTGCGGGCTGCCAACGAGGTCGAGGTTCCGGTGGCTAAGTACGCTGAGGGTTTGATTGCTAATTACGTGGAGGAAAATTATGGCAACTGAGGCGGAGTGGATCACACACGCAACCTCACAGGGAATCAACGCAGATTTGATTGAGGTGGCGGAGAACTATATTGACTCGTTACGTCAAGGCGAGATGACCTGGCGTGACTACTACAACGAAGTCAGGAGCGAAGTCTTTGAACAGCAATCTAACACCCGCTGACGTTGTTCAGACTCTATCCCGTATCGGTAAAGATATTGACGATGCTACCGATGATCTAGCCGAGGCTGACCAGAAATCTATGCTTGCGCGCAGGGATTCTGAGAAGTCTTACGCAAAGTCGTTCCTAACCACCGATGGCGCTATGGAGATTCGTAGATATACTGCTCGGCTTGCTAGCGATAACGAGAGCTTCGCTCTTGCGTGTGCTGAACAAGAACAGCGGGTTATCGTGTCGAAAATTCGTGCGCTTCGTGACCGCCTAGAGATAGGTCGTTCGATTAGCGCAATTATGCGTATGGAGTGGTCAAACCAGTAGACTTGTTGTATGAGTGGTGCGACTTCAAGGCGCAAGGGTAATCGTGCTGAGGTTGAGGTTGTCAATCTTCTGCGTAGCCACGGTTATGACGTAGAGACTTCGCGGTCTGCGCGTGGCGGGTATCAGTCGGGGGCTGACATCCTCGGTGACTTTCCTATGGTTATTGAGGTGAAGAACCAAGCCAAGCTGGATCTTGCTGGCTGGTGGGCGCAGGCGAGCTACCAGGCTAACGGTAAATTGCCTGTGGTGATCCACAAACGTGTCGGAAAATCCGACCCTGCCGAGTGGTGGGTTACGATGGATGTTCAGACTTTGTTACGCTTGCTAGGTGAATCAGAAACAGTTTCAGAAATACCTTGACAGGGACGATGGCTGTGTCCATTGTGGGCAACGAGAATCGGTGTCACCGCATCACAGACTGAACCGAGGTATGGGTGGGTCGAAGGCGCGTGATGTGCCTAGCAATATCATTGTGATTTGTTCAGAGCTGAACTCGCGTATGGAGTCAGATTCGGCTACAGCGCAAGAAGCAAAGGCTGTGGGTTGGAAACTATCCTCTGGGGCGGATCCTGCCTCTGTGGCGGTACAGCACTACTCAGGGTCGTGGCGCTTGCTCGATGACAAGTTTAGTTTTGAAGATGTCACTGGTATGGGTTAGGAAAATTATTGCTTGTGAGATATAACTAGAGAAAGAAACGAACGGAGAAAAAATGACAGTAAACAAGGGACTATTCTCAAGCGCTACTGATGACTGGGGCACACCGCAGGATCTATTTGACAGACTCGATAACGAGTTTGGCTTTCAGTTAGATGTTTGCGCTAGTGACGAAAATCATAAATGTTCTAAATACTTCACCCCAGCCGATAACGGGCTCGCGCAAGATTGGAGTGGCATTTGCTGGATGAACCCGCCATATGGCAGAACAATCAAAGAGTGGATGCGCAAAGCATATTGGGCAAGTATTAGTGGTGCAACAGTAGTGTGTCTTGTGCCCGCCCGTACCGATACAGCCTGGTGGCACGATTACGCAATGTTCGGCGAGGTACGGTTTCTACGCGGACGCGTCAAGTTCACAACAAGCGGGGGGGTACAGGGCTCAGCACCGTTCCCCTCAGCTTTAGTTATATTTAGACCATAAGAATGGAGATCAGTTGCTAATTAGGGGACACCACGAGCTTGACGGGCAGTTCACACAGGTACCTAATGCTTGGTTGAGAGATCCCAGCATTTCATTAGGTGCCAAAGGACTCATCGCACAGCTAATGTCACACACGCCTGGCTGGGTTATCACAATACAAAACCTCGCCAAGCAAAATAACTGTGGCAAGGATAGGATTCGAACATATATTCGAGAACTACAGGGCGCAGGTTACCTGTTTCGGAGCGAACAACAGCGCCACAATGACAAGGGATACCTGGTCGGATATGACTACATTACTCAGGATCCACCTTTGGCGGGTTATCCTACGAAGGTTCAACCTACTAAGGTTCAGCCTACTAAGGAAAAACCCACACTTAAGAACACTATTGAGAAGAACACTATTGAGAAGAATACATATGACTCTATAGACTTTGACAAGTTCTGGGAGATCTACCCAAGCAGGTTAGGCAAAGGCGAAGCACGAGTGGCATTTGTCAAGGCTGTAACCAAGACAGGGTTAGACTCAGTTATGAGCGGAGTGCAAAGGTTGGCATTAGATCCTAATCTGCCACCGAAGCAATATATACCTCGTCCTGCTACCTGGCTAAACCAGGAGCGGTGGGACGATGATCCCTACCCACCGAGGGCGGGGAAGAAACAGGAAACCAAGCGTCTGATTGACGAGTGGGCAAGAACGGAGAAAACAAAATGAGTGACGATGTAATTGTAGAGGCACTAATTGATATGCGCGAGGCGCTATTCCTAATGGTGAACAATCACAATATCTGTTTCGAGAATGACTCGGACAACTGTGTGTACCCTCGGCTTGAGGAAGCAGCTGAACTGATTGACGAGGTGATCCTGTACCGTAGCCCTGACGAGGCTAGGCGGGATTGGGACTTAGAAGGAAAGATGCACAGGGAGCAGGACTTGGCTACTAATGACACTAACTGAGGTGAAGGAACTACTGTCAAAGATTGCTGCAGTAGACAACAGGGACTTATCAGAGCTAACCGCTAAGGCTTGGTATGAGGTAGTTGGTTCGATTAGTTACGATGTTGCAGAGCGGGCACTTATCCTTGCTCGGCAAGACCCACGAATCAACTGGCTTGAGCCAAAACATATTCTTGGCAAGTCACGAGACGCAATCTTGGATCTTAACAAGGAACGGGCAAGCCGGGTTATCTCTGACGGGGATCGGTGGACCCCATCCCAGCCACCAAGTAATTACGCGGAAATGGTCAAGTTCTACCGAGAGCTGTATAAGATCGCACCGTGGCGCGGGGACACCGATATTGCTATACAAAGATCCGCCGAGAAGGTTGGTTGGATTGTGCCGGTGGCAAAATGGGAGTGAACTGGGGGGCGGAGATAAAACTTTGACACCTAATTTCCGTATATACATGGAACGTTTTGTACACATATACATGGATGTGTGTTCGTACAGATTCGACCCTCCGAGGTCCCCGCGCATACTATTT